AAAGCGGCTGAGACTGGTGCGGAGTAAGCAACACAGATCCAAGGGCGCATCCCTAGTCGATAACTAAGTTCCCATTGACGTCCCATGTAAGCTGAGATACCGATAAGGAAGTGAAAGATGACGAGTTGGTAGGGTCCACCGTTGTAAAGCCATTCATCGAGACTCGCTGCTTCCCAGATTGGGTAGAAATGGAGTCCGATGGCATTTGAGCTGGGGACGACTGCTCCTGAGATAATATTGTTTCCGTACAGGAATGATCCTGCAACTGGTTCTCTGATTCCATCAATATCAACAGGAGGTGCTGCGATGAACGCAACGATAAAACAAGTGACTGCTGTTAGTAAGCAAGGGATCATCAAAACTCCAAACCAACCGACGTAAATACGGTTATTTGTAGATGTAACCCACTCACAAAACTCAGGCCAGCCTGTCAAGGAACTTCGTTCCCTAACATCTATAGCGGTAGCCATAATTTATTAAGTATAAGTGCGGAATGTCAGCCTTTCCTCAAAAGGCTTAATATAAGTATACAGAGTATTTATTCAGCTGGTTCTACACCACTTGCGAAAGCTCCCCAAGCTAATCCAATAGCTTCAATAGTGGAAGTTTCACCTGCTTGATATGGAAGATGAACAACATCTCCAGCATGATATGTAGCTGGATTTCCTTCTACTTGAATATCACTATCACCAAATTTTCTTTTCTTACGTTGCTCATTTGAATATATAAAATTCGAATCAACAACATCACCAAATTTAGGATTAGTCATAACGCAGGAGTACCTCCTTGAGATGGTGTATAAGCTTTTCCAGTTTTATCATACATAGTAAAATTCTGAAGCAAAACAAAACTACTAGGTATATTAAATAACTTCTGCATCATAGTTACCATCATTGGAGACTGACAGTTAAACGGAGGTATATCCATATAAGACAAACCAGTAGCTAATAGTTTCTCAATAGCTTCATTTTGATCTTTCTCTGTTTTAGCAACTAACTTTTGCTCCCAATCAACCATACTTCCTATCCCTATTGGAAAGTCAGAAGGTTCTGCAGGAAATAGACCTTCTTCAAATTTCATAGAATAAATATGTTTGCAGTAGCGAAACTCATCCAATACCGGTTCCCAAAAGTCAGTTAAAGAAGTAATTACATTATCCTTCGCTGTGTAATCTTCGTATGAAGGTATACCATCTGACTTAGCTCCAGGTAAGGAAGGATCTGAACCACTTCTTATATAAACAGAACCAAAATCACTGTATACACCTGGGTTATCTCTAGTTGAACCTGGGATAGTCTGTGTTGTAGCAGCTACAGAAGGCGGGACATTAAAGTCAGCAGAAGGTGAAATAATTTCCATCTTTCTATTAACTACTGCACTTGTCATTGCTTGGTTAGAAACTTTATCACCTATCTTTAGGACTTCATATCTTCCAGGTTTTAATGAAGCAACTCTAGTCAAAGGAAACTTTTTACCTTTCGTCTGTCCTAAAGAAGATATATAAGCGTATTCCCTTCTTGTATAGTCCTGACAACTGCAATAGTATCTCGTACCTGTCATAAAGTATCTACCGATATTTGGAGGTCTTGTAGCAGGTGTTACAAGGATTCTGTCAGGCGTGGCCTCTACTGATCCTCTTTTTCTAAGTTTAATTACTCCACTATTCTGATTAACATCAGCTACAACAGCTTGTACGAATCCATATCGTTTTTGAGTACTAGGATCAATACTGTCTCTAGTAATAGGAACTCCTGCGGGAGTGATTATACGATCCTCAATAACTTCTCCATTGGTAGGCTTAATCCCGTCAGTACCTGCAATAGGTATAAAGAGAGGAGCAGGAAGAGTATTAGATGAACTCCAAGTACCAGCTAATTGGACATACCAAAATTCCTTATCTTCTGTAACTGAAGCTATAGAAGCACGTACATTACTAGTATCTAAAACATTATCAAAACGGAGACTACCAGCTACACGTACCCCAGCCCAATGACAGCTTAATTCTTTATTTTTAGTAGGGAAGCCTCTAAAAACACCAGGTATTGCTGGTTGGTTCCCTGATGCAGGGGAAGCACCAGCTGGTAAAGGAATTTTATAAGTAAAAGGATAATCTATTGTGTTGTGCGCTAGAGAAGCAGTAGCTATTTCAAAACCACGCCTCCAGCGTGACCAAGATGATTCTCTATTAATTGTATAAATTGAATCAGGCTCACTTCCACCGAATTCAGATTTTATAGGCTTAATACCAAATTCTTGCTTCTTTGGAGGTTTACTAAAAGAATTAAATGATCCAAAAGTCTTCGGCATGGCATATCTCCTTTATTTAGAAGAATCCACCTTGAGCAATTATATGAGCACCTTCTGAATAACCAGCTGTATTAGGACCTTCTGCATAAACACCTACATAGATACGATCTCCTCGTTCTAGATAGATTCCTTTATTACGTAAAGGAGATCCGTTACCTAAACCTGTCGTATTACCTGCACTAACTGTTGGAACAGAAACCTGTGGCATCAATTCAGAACAATCTACAGTTCCACTATTTGCAGGAACAGTTTTAGCAAATAGAACTTTATAGTCACCAGATGCAGGGATAGGAGTTGTTGTTCCACGTGTCTGATAAAAAACAAAAGTCACTTCTGGCTGAGAACCATACGCTACTCCTGTATATGTAAATCCTTGAGCTAAACCACCTGAATAGTTAAAGGCTTTTAATACACCTGTTAAAGCTGTTGCACCTGTATATACATAATGTCCATACTGATAAGCATTATTTGAAACTGTTGCTTGTGTAGGATCTTCCATGAAAACAATCTGACCACTCACAAGAGAGACAATCTTATCTTTATTAGTTACATTTAATGTTTGATCATTTCCTCTATATCTATCATCTCTAGTAATAGTTAATGAATCAATAACACCACCGTTATTATTATCATCTGAAGTAGCAGCATCCATATCGACAAGTAAAGCAGGAGCTTGTCCACCTTGTACGAATAAAGTTTTAGCACTAGTTGTATTACTTCCGACTGTTTGAGTAGTAACTCTTACTGTATCAGATAACGGACGGTCAACCAAAAGTGGTTGTTTATTAGTTGAGGTTGAAGACACTTTTAATTACATCACTTATTTATTTATTATATAACGCTTTTTTTATCCCATATTCATAGCTTTTACGAACCCACTTGGTAGATTCATAAATTGACTACCAATTAACGCATTAGGATTTTTACTTAGGGTTAAAAAGGTTTCAAAACTCTTTGATTGATCAGGAGCATCTTCCATAGGAAAATCCCACATTTGATTTACTCTGTAATCCAACATTTCCTGTGGAGTTTTCTGATATGAACTAAAAGAACTACCGTAAACTTCTCCAGGTAAATAATCAGAATCTTGTCCTGCATACTTAGCATATTTAAAAGTTGGTTTTCTTTTCTTATATGCCATTAGAGATACTCTCCATGAGTAAAGCTACGTCCTTGATCTTTTCTCCAACGCTGATTATTTAAATGAGTCTCCCATAATTGTTCAGGCTTGAAAGCACCAGATTGTTGTGCTGGACTATTAGCGGTATCTGCTATCCATTTTGCTTTAGCTTGTTCTACTAAAGATTGTGCAGCATCTTGAGAAGCTATATCAGTTGGTACAGTAGTTTCGACTGCTACTGGTGCAGTATTAACTAAACCAGTATTAATAGCAAAGCTAGGAGGAGTAAAGCTAGGAGGAGTTCTAGGACCTGGATCTCCTGTAATTCTATTCAACACAGGTGCTGGTGCTAGCTGTGTAAATTCAGTAGTTTCCTGAGAAGCTTGTGGTCCTTGATAAAAACTTTGGTTTAATGAATTATCATTATTTCCATTTCGTTCTAACTCATTCAATTCTGCGAGAGTAATAGATGGTTTATTCCTTGCCTTAGCAAACTCTGCTTCTATTATCTGATTAGCTTTCTCATCAGCTGGTGATAAAACTCCACTTAGCTCATCTGTGTTTTGAGAAATTAAATTTCTTAGTTTTATTTTCTCTTGTAATTGATCTATAGTTAAATCACTTTCAGGAAGTTCACTAAGAGATTTCTTGGCTGCAGCTGTATTTTCATTTAGAAAAGCTCTGTAATCTGCAAGTTCATCTTTTGGTCCTACTGGATTAAATGAATCTATAATCCCACCAAGAAGTAATCCTCCTCCAACTATAGGATTTGTAGCTGCAGTTCTTGCTCCCCACATAACTTCTTTAGGGGATAAATAAGCACCTTCAATTCCAGTTGTTCTTTTAATACCTTCTGCTACTAATGCTCTATTTCCAAAACCAAGCGTTGGTCTAAGAATACTACCAGGGGTAAAGTTAATACCTGATTTCAATACACCTAGATTCTTTAAGCCTCCTACTTTACCTCTTAAAAAATCTGTAGCTCCCTTAACATTCTGTCTAAGATTATGTCTCTGCATCTCACCGCCTATATTGATAGGCTTATCTAAAAATTCTTTAACTCCTCCTAATCTAAATTTAGTTTTATCTAGAATATTAGGTCCTTTGATATTTAAATCAAGATCTAAGGGACCCATACCTAATCGATTCTTAGCTTGATTAATAACATTATTAACTGTGCTGTTACCACCACTAGTTCTAAGAATATTATCTAAAGTAGATTTAGCAGTCTTAGGTATTTCAGGCGCTGTTCTATTTATAAAACCTCTTGATTGATTTATATAATTCTGTAACCAATCCGGACCAAATCCCATACCTCCGGCAGGTCCTAACATATCCAAAAAGCGTTCAGGTCCAGGCATTATCTCCAGTTCTCCATTAGATAAACACGAGAGCCGACTGCAGTGTCGGCGGGTCCAGGTAAAGCCTGGATAAACTCAGCACCAGACCTTTCGTATCTGTACCGAGCTTGTAAAGGATCTTTATAGTTAGGTACATATAATATTCCCGCAAGCCTATTACTTTCATATAGATAAATCTCATCCCAAATCTTTAAAGCTTCTTTTGCATTACTTGATTTAATTGTTCTATCAACGTCACCTGCAATTGTTTCTAATCTTGTTGAGGGAGTTGAAGCTACCTCAGTTTTCTTTTCAGCTGTATCACAACGTCCTATTTGAACCGCAATCTTGTCATAGAAGTATGAGTCTGGAATAGTATTCATTGCTTCTTCCAAACGAGCATAATCACCCGCTGGAACAGAAACAGTGAAATACCCTAGATGGTATCTAACTCTACTTTTATCAAAGTCAGATAACTGCACAACAAAAAAACCTTCGTGTTTTAATTATACTCTGATTAAATTAGCAGCTAAAACGGACTCCCAATCAACCCTCTTGATCTGCTTTAGTTGTTCTAAATTTGCAAACCTCTCACCCGATAAAGACATTTGTAAATCCTTAATCTCTCTAGCTGTCTTAATACCTATTCCTTTGATATGATCCGCAATCATTTGTGGAGTAGCTCCATTAATATTTAACCTCATATCAGGAGGGAAGGTACGGGGTTCTTCTTTAGCTGCTTTATCTTTAACCTGTAAAGTCTTTACCTTTTTAGTAGCTTGCTGATCAGCTTCAAGTTCTTGTTTGTAAGCGGTAAATAACTTACCGTCTTGATCTTCAACCATGAACCAGTCACCATTATCAAACTCACTTACGATCTTGACACGGGCTCCTGTTTTTTTGTGCTGATAAAGCATAGCTAGGACTAGAGAATATCTAATCCTAGCTTACCTTGTAATTAGCTAACTGTCCTAGCAGATAAATACTGCTCGATGTCCTCATAACCAGGAGCATCATCAGGCTGTAGGTAGCATGTTTCAACTACGATATAACCTTTTTTCCCAGCATCAGCGTCAGCATCAGAGATGTATAAACCATCAGCTGTAGCACCTGCAGATGTAGTATTAGCAGTAGCTTTTACATACACTTTAAATGTAGTAGCAGCTTGGATTACCTTGTAAGGAGTCTCAGGGCTGTCAGAACCACCAGCAGTTGCACCACTTGCTGTTACTAATGGGTTGTAGCTATAAGCAGCAGAACCACCAGCATAGTAAACAGAAGCAGCGGCACCACCAGCAGCAGGGCCAGCAGATGTAAATGTGAGGTTTGCTTGAGCAGGACCTTCACCTAAACCAGAAGCTGCAACAGGAGAACCTGAGTTATCTCTACCAAAAGAGATAAGGTGACCAGTGTCAGTAAAGACACCAGATGCAACTCTTCCATCGCCCCAACCAGATGCTACAGAAATTGTAGAACGGTAGATATAAGCAGACTGAGTAGCGCTTCCAGAAACCACCATTCCAGTGATATCTGTACGAGTATCGTCGTTTCTATATGGTGAAGGAACAATTACATCAGCACTACTAAATGCAGCAGCTGCTTTTCCTGTAACTTCAACATAACCACGTTGTTGGAAATATCTCCAACCTGGTACAGCTAATACAGCAGTAGGACCACCTTTAGTTGCATCGTTTGTGGAATCATCGTTGGTATCGATATTTTTGTACCAACCGTTAAGAGGCTCTGCCCAGTTACCTGGATAGATTTTCTTAGAAGACAAATAGGCCATTTATTTCTCCAAATGTATTTTTACTAAATGTTATTTACTATACAGATCCGTCATCATCAACGAAGCTGAATCCTGTAGTTACGAAGTCCTTATTAAGGATCTCAAACCCAGCGTACAACTGCCAAATCAGAATTATAAATCTTGAAAAGTCATCATTATTATTAATAAGAACTTGTGCATTTGGTCCACCAATTCCAACACCAATTGCTTGTGGTCCGAAGAAATAACCTTGTGCAACTTCTTTAGAAGCATAAGAACTATTATCGAATGTAGCAGTTATATTTTTTGTTGGGAAGTTAGTAGACTCAAAGAACTTGACACCTTCAAACTGTACGCCTGTTGGCATTACAGGTTCGCCAGCTAGGAAATAAGCTTGTCCAGCTTGAGGTCCTTGATAGAAGCTAGCGTTGTTAGGAATCATGGGGTTGCCCATGTACATTCCTTGTCCAGGAGCACCAGAGTAACGTGCGATTTCTCTGAAGTCAGAGTCACGACGTAAGTGCATCATGAATGTTGGGTCGCATATGCAACGATATAAACCGTCTGCATAAGTAGGAACGTTACGCTTACGTAAGTCCTTAACAACAGTCAATAGGTCAGTCTTAACTGAGAACTGCTGGATTTGGTTTCCGTATTCTGTAGCTGTATAAGTAATACGACCAGTGGAATCCTTAGTCTTTCCACCAGCAAAGTAGTAACCACCTTGGCTAGTAGATGCAGCACCGTTAGCTTCTGCTTTAGAAAGCTCATCGATGAAGACTCTATCTCTCCAACGTCTGTAGTCATCGAGCAGGGTAAGTGAACCTATGCTCTGATGGAACATATTAAGGTTCCCTGTGTCAAGTAGCAGACGTTGTGCTGTTACAAGAGTTTCTCTTGCAATCTTGAAAGTACTTGATTGTGTAGCATCACCAGGATCTGCAGGACCTGTGTACTCTTTAAGTACAACAAGAACCTTTTCCTTTGTGATGTTACGGCTGTTAGCAGTACCAATAGTCTGGTCAGCTACACGCTCACGACTATCCTTTGTACCAGGAGTTCCCCAGAACTTGTATCTATCCAACTGAACAGTTTGTCCAGGTTGGCGTGTAAAGTCATGTACCACTACTGGCTCACAAGCCATTTCAGCTATATAAGCTGGATGGGGTCTATAGAGCTCGGCTCCCAAAATTTTTGGGAAATCATTATCAATGAACACTTTGTTTTATCCTCCAGGGGCGCAAAGAAAAATATCGGATGAAAGAATGAGACAATTCAGTCCTATCTACATAAAATTTTAGCAGCGTCTAATTTTCCTTAAAAAATATTAAGAATACTGCGCTGTTGAGGCTTTATAACGAGCCCCAGGTGAATTGCTAGAACCATAAGATTCTGGATCAATTCCCGTAAAACCAGGTACACCTAAAGCACCTGGAACAGCACCAGCGGCTACACCGCCAAGACCTGCTGTTAATGCACTCGCAGGAACTAAACCTGCTGCAGCTGCGTACTGTGAACCTCTTAAGAAATTAGGATTTTGAGTACTAGTAGCTGCTTGAGTTAGCATCTCTGCTAAATCTTGTGCTCTATTAGCTCTAAAACCTGATTGTCTATCAGATGGAATCTTTTTTGCTGCGTAATCAAGAACCTTTTCAGATGCGGCATCTAATTTACCTCCAAAGAGAGGTGCATATTTACCAGCTAGACCACGAGCACCTTTTAAACCAGCAGCGGCACCTAAAGTACCAGCAATACCAGCTAGACCTGTTGAGCCTAAATCTTCATCTTGAGAAGCAGCATAACCTGCGGTGCCGACTCCGACAGATGCAGGTATGCCGTATTTAATAGCTCCTCTCATAGGTCTACTCCATTACAAACAATTTGTTAGCAACTGTCTGTGGCTGAGCTTGGTTTAACATTCTCCATGCATTCTCTGGGTCACGAGACATTTGCTCGTTAAATGTACCCCAGAAATTTTCAGGCTGTTGTGGTGCAGCAGCTTGAGGAGGTGCAGGGAAGTTTTGGCCAGCTTGAGCTAAAGCATTAGGAGCTTGAGGCTGTCCTTCAACTGTAGGCTGTTGGCCTACTGGAGCTGTTGGATATCCTTTAGTTTCTAGTTGCTGCTCATTCTCATATACAGGATATGGGCCTTCAGGACCAAAGAATTTCAATGTATAGTCACTAAGTACGTCAGGGTTAGTAAGTATCTCGTTATAAGCAAGATTTTCTTGATGCTCTTGTACAGAGAAGTTTGCGTATCCTTTTATTGCTTCTTGAGCTCTATTTCCCCACGTTACGGCGTTGTCCAGCATTCCTTCTAGATTTACCGCGTACTGGTTTAGTACTGCTGGTGCCTCTACTCCGAACGCGTCCATCACCTGACGACTTTCGTTGCTCATTCCTATCTGGCTCTGGATTGCGTCCAGCTGAGCCGAGGAGAGATTCGAAGAGGTTTGGGAAGAGTTGTCCGAGAATGTCTGGTTGGCTGGCAAGGTCTGCGGAGCCGATTGTTGCATACTTGGGGCGCTCGCTTGTCCGTAATTCGCCTGGGTATACTGAGGAGCCTCCGTCTGAGATTGTTGACCCTGGAACGGGGATTGGACTGGAGTGCTCAGCAGACCCACTACCTTGTTGAACGCCGATTCCCATGGACTGTCCTGTTGAGGAGCCGCCGGTTGGGATTGGGGGGCGTACTGAGTAGGGGCGGATTGGAAGCTGGGGGTTCCCTGTGGTACTGCTTGTGGGAAGCTCGTACCCACTTGATACTGACCCGGTGCCTGGGGCACTGCCTGTGGCGCTGGCGCTGGAGCCGCTGCGACGTAACTGCTTGGAGCTACTGTCGGTGTCGCTGTTTGTACTTGGCTCGTCTGTTGGGTCGATTGGCCGATATCTGCCGGCATAACTCATCTCCTTTTGTAACGCCTCGAGTGTTCGATACAGATATGGTGTCAGATCTAGGCGTGGATCTGCAGCCATAGGTAAGTCGGGTGATTGAGGGTGAGGAGTCTGCATCATTCCCCCCACAAGTTTTGCAAATTGAGAGTATGCACCCTGCAATTCATTAACCATTCTGAATGGGAAACCCGAAAGCATTGCTGCTCTTTCCTCATCCGTCTTAGACGGGAAGAGATATTTCAGTGCTTCTATGCTATCTACCCCTAATTCTTGTAGGTTTCTTACAACAATAGAGTTATTCAAAGTATCCTGAGTTGAGTCTTCATATACTGGTCCGAGCCATCTCCATTGGATGGTCACATCTCCATCTGGAATTAGACCTGTAACTCCTGGTGGTATTTGCTGAGACTCCAGACAGGCCATCATTAATTTCTTAATTTGGTCTTCATAGAATCCCATTGCATCTGAGTAAAGTTGCATCTCTTCAGGAGATGGTTCAGCAGGTAAATCAATTGGTTTTTCTAAACCTACAGCTCTTGCAAGACTCTCTTTAAATAAATTTTCTTCTTGATAAAGTATTAATTCTAAGCAACGGCAAAGACCATAAGTGTAAAGAGAAGTAGCTTTCTTTTTCGAAGTAGCTGCAACACGACCAAATAATGACTTATATTCAGTAGCTGTTACACCAGCTGAAATTGATAACTCATCTACTCCACCTAATGCAGTTCTTATCTCTTCTCGATATTGACGAGAAAAAGAGTTCTGATCTCCAGTAATTGCATCAGGAACTATATAACCAACACGATCATTTGGTTCTAAGTTTGCAATGACTCTAGGTACTCTTATTTGTCCATCGATACCACGAGATAAAGGATCAGCCTTATATCTAGAACCACTTAAAGGACCTAATCCTGTGAATCCTGAATTAGATGCAATAGAAGGACGTTGTACTTGAGCTTCACCTGATTCCATTAAATCTGTCTTAGGACGAGAAGATAATAGAGTTGGATTACCAAAGAAAGTTACGTTCTTTCTCATGGTACGAATCATCTCATCATGAGTACAAATATGATTAGCTAATGCATCAAACTCACCTGAACCTTCAGCAGAAAATCCTTTAGCGTTATTAAATATCTCAACACAAGGTATAAAACCTAATGTGTTAGTAAATGTTTTAGTTTTACCAGGGACACTATGATGTTGGTTTTCAAAAGAAATCTCACCTTCTGAATGAGTTTCTTCAATAGTCTTACGTTTAATAGAAAGACGTATATACTTTTTAGTTCCTTGTTGTCCACCATGCGTTGAACCTGTTAGATTCTGAGTAGCAATATCTTGTTGATAACCTAAGCCCTGACGAACTTTGTAGCTATAAATAATTACAACTTCATCCAGCTGGCCATCAAGATTGTAATAGCTACGATATTCATGGTTACGAAAATAATAGAGTCTGTAATTTGTAGAAGTTGGTCGAATGTAAAAAATACCTTGTCCATCGCAGAGAAAATAATCCCATATTGAATCGAGTCTAGTATCTAATTGATTATATTTAATTACTCTGTCTATAAAATCTTTACGTTGGTTACCAAAGTTATCTTGAGCAGGAAAAAACTCAACTCCTTGTCTAATACCAAATAGCTTCATCTGAGCTAAATGAGAAGCTACAATCCCAGTATCAATTCCATTTCCTCCATCTCTTTCAAGATAAGAATCAATAATTTCTTTTAAACGTGATTTAGCGTCACTAGCCATTATTCTTTGCTACGTTTATCTTTATACATCTTAGCAGCTTTTGTTGCTTGAGTATATTTGGAGTTGGATTCTGCCATTTACTTTTTTTCCTTGTTTTTTTTATTTAAGAAGAGCCAGTTTTTAAAAAATAATATTTCTTCTTGGGTAAATAATTTTGGGTTTTTAATTGCATTCTTTACAAGCTTTTTTAATTTCATCCCATATTATCTCTATACGTATTTAATTGATT